ATGAACTGATCATCGGACGCGTTCGGGAACATACCGTACACTTCGACGTGGGCTTGCACCGAGTCCGAGCCGTACTCAGCGATGATCTGTTCGTAGACGTTCTTGTCTGTACCTTCGACTTGGCGCGAGTCGATGTTGCGATTTTTCCAAAATTCCCGCTTGGAGTGGAACGCTTCATAGAAATAACCCGAGTTGCGTCGTGGGTTGCTAAACGCCATCCAAAACCTGTTGGGCGTATTCTCTGTGAAGAACCCGCTTGTTACCGCCCAAATAGAATCATCAATACCGCTTGCCTCATCGAATATAACCATTACCCCGTCGTAGTTGTGAACCCCCGCGTAAGCATCAGGATTCTCCGCCGACCACAGCCGTCCTTCAACACCCCAATACCTTGTGCCTTTTTTCAAATCACGCTCTACTAGCTCAGTCAACCATTTGGCTGGCATTACTCTAGTAGCGCTCACTTCGAACCAATGACTGTTGATCGACATGGATAACCACTTCGTTATTTCCGCCCAGGTGACTGAGCGCAGCTGGCTTTCCGAGTTAGCCGACACGATGACGGTTGCGCCTATTCTGGTCGATAACATCCAATGTTCTAACCATGACACTAGCGCTGACTTACCAATTCCACGCCCAGACGCTACCGCTTCTCGCAATACATCAAAGTCCAACTTGCCTTGGTTTTGCTTAATATGTTCGGCTATGTCCAGTAAGATCTCACGTTGCCACTTGCGTGGCCCTGTAAAATTCTCTAGCGGCGTACCCTGTTGCGACCACGGGTAGCAATACATCACAAACGCTAGTGGATTGTCCTTAATCGCAGGACTCCACAGGCGTGACATTAACTCTTGTTCGTCTTGCGCTGAGTAGATGGTAGATTGCATTTAGCTGTTAAATATCTCTTATGCGACTTTTTGTTTAAGTTGCATCGGTGCGAGTTCGGTGGTGGACTCGCCGCCCACTTGTTTGAACACGCCTTCGATCACGCGCTGTTGCGCTTGTTCGAGTGCGGCTGTGATCGAAATGCGCTGCTCAACATCTATCGACAGTTGTTGTTTAGCTACCCAGCCATGCTGGTGCTTGAGGATTTCTAGCGCAGCTTTAGCGTCGCCATCGGCGGCGGCTTTGTGCAGTATTGCTGATAACTCCATCTCACCATCGGCTTTGCCTTTTTGTTCAGCATACTCCGCAATGGGATCTAGTTGCGTGAGCTGTCGGTATTCGGTAGGGCGCATCCCCGCAGCAAGTGCGAGTGTGTCGCCTTTAAGTCCTAACTTGGCAGCGTCGTATATGCGTTGCAATCTAGCCTCGGTAGCCTCTAGCTTGCGTGGCTCATACACATAGGAATGAAAGTTATCAAACATGGTGGAATATTATCATAGCTTTGGCGGGGGGTTCGATGTTTTTATAAAAAAATAAAAAGTTTGCGCAAACGCTCCACTAACGGGACCTGCCAGCTCAAGGCCCTACCCCCCCCGTCAAAATTTGCCAGCTGGCAGCTGCGCGGGCGGGGCGGGAAATTGGCGGGCGCGGGGCGGGCGGCCGCAGCTGGCAGCAAAAAAGCGGGGGGCAGCGGGCGGCGCGCGATCATGCGACCAGGGCGCGGTCATTGTCACATTGTCAAATTGTCACCCGAAAATAATTAGCGCTTAGACTCTTAGCTTTAATCTTATGTGTCATATTGTCAAAAGACAATTAGACACATTTTTAATTTTGGGGAGCGGGCGCGGGGATTTTTGCGTAAGCATAGCGCGGGCAAATCATGGGTCATATACGTCAATTGTCATTCCTATTTTAGTCGCTACTTATACAAGCTATACATTATACTTATATGTATATTATTAGTTATCTTATATAGGTATATTAAAAAGACAATATGACGTATAAATTCTCCCGCGCATTATGCTAATTGGCCGCGTCAATACGTCATTTAATTTTTTAACGTGACGTATAAAAGACTTATATGACATATATTTTTAACTTATTTGTGAATATGCAACAATAATTGTTGCACTATTCTATAATTCTGTTAAACTGTAATTGTAGTAACTAACTAAACAAAGGAAAACAAAATGTTAAAAAAGATCATAAATAACGTAGTTAACAGCGATACAACAATACTAATTTTAGTTTTATCGATCCCTAGTATTACTATTATTCGTGCAATCATTCAATCAATTTAAGCAAAGGAAAACACAAAATGACATTAAACGAATTTATATCTAAGTGTAGCGAATTGACAATTGACCACAATATTGCGCTAGAAAATGATGCAATCGTAGGCGCGATTGAATCCGAAAATGATGCGCTTGTAATCGAATTATTAGAAACACAATTTTAACTAACCCGCCAGGGCGCAAGCCCTGGATAAACTAAAGGAAAACAAAATGCTAAAATTTGCACATTATTATGGATCTAAAGTAAGAGGATATTATTTACTTATTAGCCTAGGATCCCCAAGTCATAGCAGCTTAGATAAACAAATAAGAGTAACAGGCAAGCGCGAGGCGCGTCAAATTGCCAATCAATTAGGCGCGACCTGCTGGAATTTTTAAACAATAAGGCGGGTGAAAACCCGCCAATAAACTAAACTAAAGGATAAACAAAATGCAAATCGATAAAATAATTAGTTTTAATACAGGCCGCCAATACAGTGATAACGGGCAGCGGATCGCAGCTGCGGTACACAATGGCGTAGTTATTATGGTAGATATTGATCGCGGTATAGATTACGCGCTTCCAGCTGCGGCCTTAGATCGTAATTCAATAATGGCGGCCTATGACGATCCCGCCTTGCATACTTACTCTGGCGCAGCATTTGACAATAATTTCCAATTAGAGCGTGAATTTCTTAAAGAATTAGAGGATCACGCCTTACTAGCATCGCCTAGTTGTATATTACTTAAGTAATAAGCTAATAAGCGCCGCCGCCCTGGCGCTTATTGGATTGTTATTTTAACGATCAATAAACTAATCTAACCTATAGGAAACTAAACAATGCAATTTTCAATTAAACAATCGCAGCTTAAGGCCATGTTAAACCTAGCAGCAAAGCAAGATATTCGGTTTTATCTATGCGGCGTATTCGTAGAGTTTAACCAGCAAACTACCCGCTTAGTCGCAACGTGCGGCCATAAACTAGGTGTTTTAAATCATCCTAGTGAAGATAACCAAGGCGCGGGTACTCTAATCATACCGCGCGAAGTAATCGAAAATCTACCAAAGGCCACTAGGTCATTCGATCCTGAATTAATTATCACTAGCGAAGATAAAGAAGGATTTTGGAAAATAAGCGCAGCGGGTACACAAACGATATTTGGCCAAATTGATGGTAGATTTCCAGAATATCGCAGGGTTTGTGATTTTAAGACTAGCGGTGAAGCTGCTAATTTTAATTATGAGTATTTGGTGCAATTCTTAAAAGTGCAACACGCTTTAGGTGGGAACAAAGGATTAACTATTAATTTATATCAAAATGGCACAAGCGGCGCCCTGGTTACTCTAGCTGGCGTTGATAATTTTGCTGGCGTGATCATGCCAATACGCAGCGACGCAACAAATCAGGCAGGCGCAACAATGGATAATGAGTTATTAAAGTTATTACCCGATACAAGCGCAGCAGCTGCAGCTTAATACTGTAAGCTAGCAGGCGCTTAATCTTAGGCGCTTGCTGGATTACTATTAAGTAATCAATAAACTAAACTAATCTAATCGAAGGGAATAAACCATGCACCAAACTGTTAATTTTACGGACTTTCATAATGCTTTTAAACAACTGCGGCCTAATAATTTTTCTTATGAGGGTTTGCAGGCCTTATTCGAATACTGCGAAGATTATGAGCGCGATAGCGGCGAGCCGCAGGAACTGGACGTCATCGCGCTATGCTGCGACGTGACAGAAGATAAGCCCCTAAGTATTGCCCTGGGCTATCGCATTGACCTAAGCGAAGTAGACTTAGGCGATGATCCCGCGATCCGCGCCCTGGTGCTGGATCACTTGCATGATCATACAACGGTAGTTGGTGAAACTGCCGACAGTATTTTATTCGTAAACTATTAAGGGTTAAACCATGAAGACATTTTTAGACTACTTATTAGGCGGCTTATTTATGGCCGCCATGGGCTTAGGCCTTGCATTAATTTACATTTATAAAACGGGGGGTTTTTAATGTATATCGTACGCTACACAATTCAAGGAGAAGACTATAGTATTCGTTTTAACGATAAAACAAGCGCGCAGCTATTTGCGCGCAAATATAACGGGGTGATATCATGCTAATAACTCTAATCGTAGGCGCCATAGCGCTCTTAATAATCGCGGCCTTTGATCTTTAAAACCTTAAATACTTAAACAATGGCCCGCTATACGCGGGCCTTATTTTTACCTGGTGTTAACTACTTGCGCCGTTGGCGTATCCTCTACCGCGCGCCTTAGCTCTGATTTACTAAGCGCTTGCGCTACTTCAGGCGCCGCATAGATATGTTTTTTACTCTTAAAATCCGCGCTTGCAAGGCGGCCACAGTCTATCCAGCCCGCTTCTTTTAACGCGTGCAGCAAAGCCGCCTGTGGTACCTTAACATTACTAGGCGCTAACCCTGTCAATCTATCGCATAATGCGTGCATAGGTGATCCAATCACCCCACGGGCAAACTCTCCCTTACGGGCGCGTAGCATCTCCACGAGGAACGACTCAGCCATACTCATGCCATGCTCCACGAGGTTAGCCTTAAATTCTGTCATAATGGGCGCGGCCGACGGATTAAATTTGGTGACGTCACGGGCGTGCAGCCACGCGGCAATACACTCAAACCCACCCGCGCGATACCACGTCCACAGTTTTTGAGCCGCCACGGAGTCCATTCTAGGCGCTGCCGACCACACACAGAACCATCTACGATCCTGAGACGCTAACGAGATTGGCACGGGATCGTTTGAGAACGCTAGGACAAACACACGGTTGGCCATCTGGTATGGGTGCAACCCCTTGCGGTTAATCGGTAACATCTCAGGCGGCGCGGCTATGATTGGCTTGAGTTGGTTGGCCAACTGCCTACGGGCTGCGGCGTCGGGTTCTTTTAGCTCATTAATTAATAAAATTTCAGACTCTAACTGATAACCCCATTGTGAATTGATGGAATTGTTATCCATGATGCCACGGTTCTTGAGGTGACTGCCACAGACTGCCCATATGAACGGCGCCCACATCGTATCTTTGCCGCTACCCTCATCGCCGCCATGCAGCACGGCATGATTGATCTTAATTTGCGGGTACTGGACCTTACAGGCCATGATATTAAGAAGATGATCTAATTCCTCTGGCTCAGGCACAAGCTCACGGCAATGAGCCAGCCACGGGGCAACCCCCAAGTCTGAGGCCACCACGGACGACACATCAGGCCGAGCGTCACGCCAACGGTTGCCGTATAAATCACCGTCACGGGCTACGAGTACAGTCTCACCCGCAGCGTATGTGATCCCCACGAGCGCCTTGGCACCCATCGACTGTCTGTTCTGGTCAAAGCAAATTGATGCTTCTATTTTGGTGTTTGTGTGTAAGGATATGCACTTGATGTGACGGTACAAAGCGTTAAAAGTCTGTCTGGACACCTCACGACGGTCTTGCATATCAAAATAGGACTCATCGTCTTGAACATAGGCGAAACGCTCATACCACTTGGACTTCTCAACACGGCCTAACTCTTTACGCTCGACCTCGGCTATCTTGGCATCGGCATCGTCTGTAAACATATCACTAGGTGTGATCTTGGCAAGCGCTACGGTCATCGCATCGGCAATCAATTGGTCACGTAGGCCATGTGTAACTTTAGGGCCACCGTTAGCGGCGACCCAATCGAGAAATGTTTGACTGCCGAAATCGACACAATGCGAGTGCAAACAACAGTAAGAACGATCTAGGGGTTTGTACCGACCTTCGGGGTTGCCGTCGGTGTGTTCGGCGTTATTTGGGCAAGTGACACTAAGCCACCCTTCGCCGTTAATCTTCGACAATACCATGCCTTGATCATTCATCCATGCTAACACATCATCGCCGCCATTGTCGGCTAATCTGATTGGCGCGTAATGGTTTGTATCAGCAGGCGCAGGTGTTACACCAAGTGCAGCGCAAATGTCGCCTAGCGTGTAGTCACGCTCAGGGTGAAACTCGACTAGCTTGGCTTCAAAGTTATCCCGTCCAGGCTTCAGATTAATCGAGCCTGGCAGACGCACATTGCGAACTGCGTTAGTAGCGCCTGCATCGGTGTAACCTGCCGCAGCAATGGCTTTGACCGCTGCCGTAAACTCACCCTTAGTGGGTTGCTCGCTAAAAGCGTAGCCGTACTGAAAATTATTAGGCGATGTCTCAAGAATCCATGTCGGCGCAAGCGGGGGTGTTTTCGACTTCGTACCAATATCATCTAGCATCATAAATAGCACAAACTCGCAGTTGGCTGCGGACGCTGATACGCGTCCTTCCTCAAAGCGGTCTATGATAAACGACGCCGTATTGATGTACCACGCCTCACCAGCACGCATCTTCTGACTAGGCAAATACGCAGGCCATGTGCATTTAATAGCGCCGTCAGCGTGCAGTTGCAGCTCACCGTCTTTCAGTTGTGGCTTTTGACGCACAATCAAGGCAGTCTCGCCCTCTGGCGCTAAATTCGTGATAAACTCTAAAAAGTTGTGCATTTTGTGTTTCCTTCCGTGAATTAATTACCCCTAGCCCAAAACTAGGGGTTTTTTTT